AATAAAGTAGCAGTACTTATTTTATGACTAGAGCAATCGAACTTTTGAAGAATAGTTTTGGTGTAAACCAGCTGTATCAACATGATGTAATAAAAGATGGCAATATTATATTTAGTGTTTATTGGCATCCACTTACCATTGCCGAAAGAGAATCTATACAAAAAAAATCTGTAAGTGAAGATACAAATGAATTTGCTTTACAACTTATGATTACAAAAGCATTAGATAAAAAAGGAGATAGATTATTCCAAGATGGAGATAAAGCTTCTTTAAGAAGAGAAGTTGAAGCAAACGTTTTGCAAGAAATTCAATTAGCAATGATAGAAGCTGGTCAAACCAGGGAGGTAAAGGAGGCTAAAGCCGAGTTGAAAAGCTAATAATCAATGGAAATTTCTTTTTTCATTAGCTAAAGAATTAGGAAAAACTGTTGCTGAACTATGTGAAACTTTAACTGTTGAAGAAATGATAGGTTGGGCTGCTTATGCTGAAATAGAACATGATGAATATGAAAAACAAAGAGAACAAGCACAAAGAAGTAGTGCTATAAAAGGCAGAAAGAGGTAAGATAGAGAAAATATTGTGGTTCTTTTTTAAAAGTGGCTAATTACGATGTTCAAATAGCTATAGCTGTTAAAGGACAAAAAGAATTACAAAGAACCCGTGTAGAAACTAGACTTTTACAAAGATCAATAGATAGACTTAATAAAACAGTTGTAAAAGATAGCAAAAAAAGTGTTAAATCATTTGATAGTTTAAATAAGGAAGTTTCTCGTGCCAGAAGAGCTTTTCAAACAGCAGCTATAGGAACTGACGATTATCGTAAAGCAATCCGAAATGTAATTAAAGTCGAAGATCAGTACAATAAAGAGTTAACTAAAAAAGCTAAAATTTTTCAAATAGAAAAAGTTGCTTATAAAGAAGGTATAAGTTTTAGTCAAGCAAAAGAAAAAATAATTCAAAGGGAGATAAAAGCTGAAAATGAATTAGCAAGAGCACGATTAAGAAGTAGTAAAGTAGGATCTGCTATTGGTAGAGGTGCTGCAAGTGCTGTAGGCAGTGGAATTATTGGTGGTGGTTTTCCATTGCTGTTTGGTCAAGGACCTATTTCTGCTTTAGGTGGTGCAGCAGGTGGTGTAGCTGGTGGTGCATTATCAGCCATACCAGGCATGGGTCAGTTTGGTTTTGCATTATCTATAGCTGGCACAGCCATTGGTTCGGCTATGGAAGATTTAAGTGAAGCAATGCGTAAGCCAGAAGATAATATTGAGAATTTGATTGGAAAGCTAGGGTTAGTGGGAACTCCTACTGAAAAAATGGCTAAAGAGTTAGAGAAGCTAGGTTTAAAAGGTTCAGCAGCAAAATTAGTTATGGATAAATTTAATGAAAAATTTGGCGATACACCTGATATTTTAAAAGAAAATTCTGAAAAAATGCTTGAATTTAAAAATAAAATTAATGAATTAGGAACAGCTATAACTTTATTTTTAGGTAAGGCTTTAGTTCCATTTATTGATTCCATAATGAGCGGAATGACTCAAGGAAATTTATTAAAATCATTAAAAGCTCAAGAAGGAACAAATTTTAGTAAGGCACAACAATCTATCGTAAATCAATCTCAATTAGAGGCTCAAAGGTTATTTCAAACTACAAATCAAGGTAAAGATATTGGTAAAACTTATAGTCAAATATTTGATGAAAGACTTACTTTTAATCTTAAAAAAGCAGTTGGCTCACCAGATGCTACTGCAAATCTGTTACCTGGAACTCCGCAAAGAGGTCCCGCTCCAAAAGATCCAACTCAAGATTTTATTGATCAGACAAAATTCAATAAAGAAATTTTACCTTTACAACAAGCCTTAGAGATTGAAAAGAAAAGACTAAATACAAGTAGTGAAAAACTAACTCTTATGCAAGAACAATTTGAATTGACTAATTTAGAGAATGAATTAGAACTTTTAACATTAGATAATAAAGGAACAGAAAACGGCTTACATGATGACACTATAAAAAAATTACAAGCACAGATTAATTTGCAAGAAGCTGTTGTTTCTAATGCAGAAGCACTTGTAAATCCTTTCAGACAAGTTTCTAATATTATTGCTCAAGATATAGGTGATGGTATTAGAGGTTTAATAAAAGGAACTGAAACTTTGGGTGGGCTTTTAAATAATGTAGTAAATAAATTAATAGACGGTTTTATAAATATGGCAATATTTGGTAACTTTGGAGGAACTTTTGAAAGAGGTTCAGGTTTATTAGGTTCAATATTTAGAGCGAATGGTGGTGCTGTAAAAGGTGGAGGAAGTTATGTTGTTGGAGAACGTGGGCCTGAGATATTTTCCCCTGGTGTGTCAGGTACAATTACACCAAATCATGCTCTTGGCGGTTCAACTACAGTTATAGTAAACGTAGACGCTTCTGGTACAGAAGTTGAGGGTGATGAAGAACAAGGAAGAGCACTTGGTCGTCTTATCTCGGCTGCGGTACAATCTGAAATAATACAACAGAAGCGACCTGGAGGAATACTTGCATAATGGCTACTTTCCCTTCAATAAAACCTAGCTACGGAATCCGTAAAAAATCTAAACCATTAACTAGAACTATTCGTTTTGCTGATGGATATGAGCATAGACTTTTATTTGGTTTAGCTCAACATCAAAATCCAAAAGAATTTAGTCTTACTTACGAAGTTTCAGAAACAGATGCGGATACTATCGAGACATTTTTAGATGCTCGTGCAAATGACAGTGATAGTTTTAATTTTGCTGAAGGTTTTTTACCAGAAGAAACTGCTTCAAATTTTCAATTTGTTTGTGAAAACTGGAATAAGTCAATACCTTATAACAATAGAGCTACGATACAGGCCACTTTCAGACAAGTATTTGAACCAGCATCGTAATGACAGTAAATTCAGCAGTATTTAGTAATTTACAATCCATTAATCCATCAGCGATTATTGAATTATTTACTCTTCAATTATCTACAGCATTGCATGGTGACAACACAATTTATAGATTTCATGCTGGTAGCAATTTAAATGCAAACGGAAAAATAGTATGGGATGGAAATGTTTATTTAAGGTTTCCTATACAAGCATCGGGTTTTGCATTTCAAAAAGGTCAATTACCTAGACCAAAGTTGATTATTAGTAACGCTACAGGATTAATTTCATCAATACTTTTATCTGTTAATCAAACAACAACTGGAAATGATTTAACTGGAGCTACAGTTACACGAATACGAACATTAGCTAAATTTATTGATGCTGTTAATTTTGCTGATGGAACAAATGCAACTGCTGATCCTAATGCAGAATTTCCACAAGAAATTTATGCAATAGATCGTAAAGCATCAGAAACGAGAGAGGTTGTAGAATTTGAACTAGCTGCACCAACAGATCTTGCAGGAGTACGGATTCCAGGTCGTCAGGCAACTCGCTCAATCTTTCCTGCTATTGGTACGTTTGTAGGATGACTTGGAAATACAAAGCACTACTTCATGCTCAACGTGAAGATCCTAAGGAATCTTGTGGATTACTATTAAACATCAAAGGAAAAGAGAGATACTATCCTTGCCGTAATCTTTCTATCACAGATCATCAGTGTTTTATTATCGACCCAGAAGATTATGTAAAAGCAGATAATACAGGCGAAATAGTTGCAGTAGTTCATAGTCACCCAATAACACCTCCTGCTCCTAGCCAGGCAGATAAGATAAGCTGCGAAAACAGTAATTTACCGTGGCATATTGTTAACCCAAAAACAGAACAATGGGCCTATTTAGAACCTTGCGGATATAAACCACCTTTATTGGGTCGTCAATGGGTATGGGGTATAACTGACTGTTGGAGTTTAGTCAGAGATTGGTACAAAGAAAATAAAAATATAGAGTTAAGAGATTGGGAGAGGCCAACAACCCCACAACAATTTTTAAAAGACCCTATGTTTGAAAGGTGTGCATGGAAAACAGGTTTTAGAGAACTAAGGCCAGAAGAGCCCTTAGAAGATGGAGATTTATTATTTATGAGTATTTTAAATCCAGGATTAAATCATGTGGCATTATTTTTTGAAGGAGATGTAATTCATCATTTAACCGATAGACTATCTTGTAGAGAATCATATTCTGAGTGGTTGCTAAAATGTACAGGAAAGAGGTTACGTTATGCTTCGTAAAGTAAAATTGTATGGCGAACTAGCTAAATTTGTAGGCCATAAAGAGTTTGAAGTCAAAGCAGATACAGTTGGAAAAGCTGTAAGTTTTTTAATACATAATTTTCCAGAAATTGAGAGCTATATGAGTTCTAAATATTATCAGGTTAAAGTAGGTAATTTTGATATAGATAAAAACGAAATACATTATCCAATAGGAAAAGAAGATATACACTTTATACCTGTAATTCAAGGAGCAGGAAGAGGATTAGGAAAAATATTATTGGGAACAGTTTTGATAGGTATTGCAATCGCATCTGGTGGTGCAGGATTTGGAGCTGGAGGAGCTTTTGGTTTTGGTTCAACTACAGGTGCATTTAGTTTAGCAGCAGCAGGAGGAAACATTGGTATAGCCTTAGTTTTGTCGGGTGTAAGTGATATGCTATTTCCTTTACCAAAGCCACAAAAATTTAGTTCTGAAGAAGATCCACAGTTATCTTTTAGTTTTAGTGGAGTTCAGAATACATCAAGAGCAGGAACTCCTGTTCCAATAGTTTATGGTGAAATAATTACAGGAAGTGTTGTAATAAGTGCAGCAGTTGACACTAATCAGGTGGAAGGATGACAGACGAAATTAAAATTATTAAAGGTGCTGGTGGCGGTGGTAGAAAAAGTCCACCCCCTCCGTATCGTGCTCCTGATACTTTACATAGTAGAAGTTTTGCTACTGTTCAAGATTTAATATCTGAAGGTGAAATTGAAGGTTTTGCAACTGCATCAAAAGCACAGCTTACAAAAGGTACGACTGCTTATGACAACGCTAGTCAAAAAGACATTTTTCTTGATGACACTCCAATATTGCAGGAAAGTGCCTCTAACAGTAGTCCTGCCGATACAGATTTTAATTTTAAAGACGTAGGCTTTAAATCCAAGTTTGGAACGTCAAACCAAACTGCGATGAGTGGTATTCCCTCTGAAACTAGATCTCCTACAGGTGTCGGAGTTGTTGTAACTACTTCTGCTTCTGTTACTAGGCAGATTACAAATACTGATGTAAATGCTGTCATTGTTACCTTAACTTGGCCTCAAATTCAAGTAGCTGAAGATGATGGAGATTTAAGAGGAGACACTGTTGAATATAAAATTCAAATTCAACATGATAGTGGTGGTTTTGTAGATAAAATCGGAGGCACAGCAGGAACAGCCTTAGTTACTGGTAGAACTGCTGACGCTTACGCTAGAGATCACAGAATAGAGTTAACGAGTGGATTTACAACTGTAGACATACGAGTAGTACGTGTAACAGCAGATAGCACTGAATCAAATAGAGTTAATGCTTTTCAATTTACAAGTTTTCAAGAAGTTTTAGATAATTCTTCAACCTACGCTAACAGTGCCTACATGGCTCTTCGTTTTGATAGTAAACAATTTAATCGTATTCCTTCAAGAAAATATCGTATCAGAGGAATAAAAGTAAGAATACCAGGAGCAGGAGCATCTGGAACTGGTACTCCAACAGTTGACATACAAACAGGAAGAATAGAATATCCAACTGGCTACGTTTTTAATGGAGTAATGGGTGCAGCAACTTATACAAATTGTCCAGCGATGTGTTTGCTTGATTTACTTACAAACACTAGATATGGGCTAGGTAATCATATAGTGGACAGCAATATAGATTTATTTAGTTTTGTTGCTGCGAGTAAATATTCAAATGAAGAAGTTGATGATGGTCAAGGTGGTTTAGAAGCTAGATTCAGTTGCAATGTAAATATTCAAAGTCCTAAAGAAGCATTTGCAGCAATAAATGACTTAGCTGGTGTTATGAGATGTATGCCGATATGGTCTGCAGGAGGTATAACTTTATCGCAGGATAAAGAAACGTCAGCAAGTTATTTGTTTAATTTAGCGAATGTAGCAGAAGGTGGTTTTTCTTATTCAGGAAGTAGTTTAAAAACTAGAAATAGTGTAATTTCTGTAGCTTACTTCAATATGGATTCAAAAGAAGTTGATTTTGAAGTGGTTGAAGATGCAACAGCAATAACTAAATTTGGAACAATAGTAAAACAGGTAAAAGCATTTGCTTGTACTTCTCGTAATCAAGCTGCGAGATTGGGTCGTGCAATACTTTTTGCTGAACAAAATGAATCT